GAGTCGTCCTCAACCTCGTACATCTCGCCGTATTCTTGTTCGTTTTCAGCCATTCAATACTCCGGTTAGATCGCGTATGGGTTCACAGGCTTCGGCCTATGTTCCCGTTCAACTCTGTCTTCAGCTTTCCTGGTGACTGAGAGACTGTTGCGATCGGCAAGCAATCGGAGTGCTTGAGTCGTTGAGTCCACAAAGTCGTCATGCTTGATTGATCCTTCACCATGAAAGCTGCACAGCTGCGAGATTAAAGGGTCAGCCCAGGAACGAGGATTCCCAGGCCGTTTATCAGATTCTACCACCCAAATGAATCCGTGTGCAAATAAATGCGAGACCGCGTGCAGCCGTTGGAGCTTATCCGCGCGGCCAGGATTGTAGGGGTATGCCAGGATGTCTTCGCGGGCCAGCATCTGACGCAGACTGATTCCTGATCCTTTGTCCTCGATGATCATCAGGTCTGGTGACTTGCCACCGAACATCGATTGCTTTGGGCCAATAAGCGGCTTGATCATGGGCCTAAAGTCCTCATCGCCGTACCTGACAACCCATTCTTTCTTGACCCGTTCGATCAAGGCCGGCAGCCCAAGATGGTCCTGCCAGCAGTCAAGTAGAAGGAACGCGGGCTTTTTCTCGTGCCGGAATACGCCCCAGACTGAGCAGGCAGTGGGGTCGGGATCGTGGCTCTTGCGGTCAATCGACTTCTCGGTGAACGCCGTATCAAGGCTCATGACTATGTAGTCAAGAGGCGGCAGAGCTTTTTCTGCGGGCCAAAGTTTGAACCAGCTTCGCTTGATGATGCCGGTCTCTTCGGGGTCAATAACTTCGGCGTGGATCTCTTGTCGTCCGAGTTGCGTGCCTTCGTACTGTGTGATCTCAGCAAGGAAGGACTTGGCAAGGTTTGCAGCGTTGTCATAGGTAGATCCCCTGGTGATGTGGATTCGGCTGGACTTCTTTTCCGCGTCTTTGATAAGCTTGCGGACCAAGTCAATAGGCTTTGGGGTTGTCGTGATGATGACCCGTGGATCATCGCCCAAGCGCAAACCGAATTTCATCATGTCCCATGTCTCGTCGACGTACTGCCAAGCAGCCAGCTCATCGCACCAGACTCGATGAAACTGTGGACCGCGCAAACGACTTGGCTCCTCAGCCGAGAAGCCTCGGATCGATGACCCGTTCTTCAGGGTGATCTCGCCAATGGATCTGTTGTAGTTGTCAATCAGGTAGTGAGGGACCACGTTCATGATACCAGACTCACCCTCAAAGCAAACGCCTCTGATGTCACCTGAGGTTGGTGCTATGACCCCGCAGCGAACGCCAGGGTTGTCTGCAGCATAGTTGCCAATGTCCTCGGCTCCTGTCCTGGTCTTACCAAAACCACGTCCTGCGAGGATTAGCCAAACGCCCCAATCACCATCAGGCGTCATCTGCTGCTCACGAGCAGTGGCTTTCCATTTGAGCTTCCAAGCAAGATGAGCTAAGTCCTCCAGGTCCAGCACCGCAAGGTTAGACTGGATGGTGGTTAGCTCGGCCTTGGATAGGATCATTTGCCGCCGGCGTTCAGTCGACCAATGAGGTCAGTGATCTGGCCAACAAGCTCAAGCCTTGCTTCAATGGGACCTCCATCAGGTCCGGTGATCTCGACAGACTTCTTCTTGGCGTGACCATATTGAACCAGTTCCTTCAAGCAATCCTTACGGACCAAGAGGTCGTGATTTGGGTTGAAAGCCATTTCTGCCAATGCCTCGAGAGGATCTCCGTGCTTCTCGACGATGCGGTCGAAGATCTCTTGACGCTCAACGTTGCGCTTATTGGGCGTTCCAGCCTTGCGGCCGGATCCAGTAGGTTTCTCACCTTTCTTGAATGCCATTGCAGTGCTCCTTGATTCTATGTTCCTTCTATTGTAGACCGAACTGCGGGATCGCGTAAACAAGGGCCTCAAAAACGCTATAGAGTGTTTTCTAGTCGTTAACAGAGTGTATTGATACATTTAAAAACTATTTATACTATCGTTCGTTCGTCTTTAAAAGAGGAGATCCCCGTGTCTGCTAAAAGGTTGTATTGATACACTCTGTTATGGGTAGAAATATCATCTATAGCTTTTTTGGTCTCCCTGGCTCCCGAACATAGCATAACTTGCACAGAATGCTGTATAATCTAACTTCAACCACTTAGAAAGGAGAAAGCGCCATGTTTGACCACTTAACAGAGTACCAAAAGAGGTTTTACAACCTTATAAAATCGATCCAGTCCTTTTTCGACAGATTTAAAAAGTAAAGGAAACTCAATCATGAGCAGACCAATCGAAGCAACATCGCCCTTAGACCTTGATACCGTCAAGATCATCGTATGGGCCAGCGAGTATGGAACAGGGCAGCCGAACATCAGTCGGTTGTACGACAAGGAAGCCGACGATGGTTTAGACCTTAGTCGCGGTACCTTCTTCAATGCCGTCAAGGGACGTAAGGTCACGCAGCAAGTCATTGACAAGATCGATGAGTTGATTGCTATCAGGGGCTGGAGGTCCAAGTGGCTTGAGCATTGCCGTGAAGAGCACAAGAAGCGCGTCATCCGGGCATTTGAAAGTCCACCGGCTTTTTGCTCGGTGTGCGGACACGGCTGTCCCAACTGCGGCTCGTCTAAGTCCGAGCAACGTCGGAAGGCCGTCTTCAACTACCTCAGGATGGACCCAACAGACCTTGGATGCAAGGTGCGTGATCACGAGGAATAAAAAAAGAGGGCTCAAAGGCCCTCTTAAACTATGGCAACCGGCAACTGCTATTGTCGGCTGTTCATTGTAGCGTCTCTGAGAGCAGATGTCAAGACTTCTACATCCATCTTGAGCTTTCTGTTCTCAACTTCCATATTACCTAGTAGAAGATCTAGCTCCCTGGCGTCAGTCGAGACGTTCCTGCTGCGCAGTTCGTGGAGTTCGTCCATTATGGCGTTGAGATCCTTCTTGTTCACAATGACATAGTCATCAGTCGCGTTAATCTCCGTGCTGCTAACCTCCTCAGGCTTATGGCCTAGGATTTTCTTGATCCAAGTCTTCATCGTCTTCCTCCTCAGGTAGTTCATCAAGTAGTTCTTCTTCGCAGCAATCGCTGACCTCCACAAGCTGGATGTCCACGCCAGTGGCTCCCCAATACTCGTAGCTGCCGATTCCTTCGTCAATTGTAATGGTCCCGCATTCCTGCAGGCAATGTGCGCAGTACTTTTCCATGATCTGTCTTTTCCTCCATCCACTCATAGCTCTTCTTCGAAGTGGCGCTCCAGTCCGTGCGCCCTGACGAAGCCCATGTAGTCATACGAAGTGAAGCCAACTCTATTAAAGCCACCGACCACGGCCGTTGTGAATAGCATCATGATCCAGCCAGCTTCTTGCCCCGTCATATCTTCTTTCGGGGCAAACTTAAAGTACCGCGTGCCTTCATACACTTTTAGATCTCCAACTGGCAGCTTGGTTTCTGTAAAGGTATAAGTCTTGCTGCTTTGTGCAGTCATCTTGACCAAGTCATCTGCTGACAGTCCGTTGAATCCATCTTCTATGCTCATCATAAGTCCTTGTAAATAGCCCAAATGCTCCAAAGGAGCAAACAAATACCGACTGCTGCCAGCCAGTGCGTATGGAGGATCCAGCCATCTGCTAAGACAGCGACCCATCCAAGTCCGTTCAAGACACCGTGCTGGAAGACATTCATCGGTTGATGAACAGGCATTCATGCTGGTGCCTGATCCCCTTAGAGTCTACATAAGTCTCGCCGCAGCCAGCCGACCATTCAAGCATCATGAAGACCATGAAGCCGATAAAGATCAGGCCAATGATGGCCTGCAGCAGCCATGCCCCAAACATTTTCAAGTATTTCATGCTGTCTCCTTGTGAAAAACTACTTTCAACAGATGCTTCAAGTCGCTGACACCGCCATTGCAGTAATGCAAGTTGGGATGCTTGCGGTACTTGCCTTGCACAGAATGGTTGATGAACTTAGTCATGAGGAACGTATGGTCCTTGTTGAATGTATAGTGGCTCAGGGCTTGTTCTGCCGTGACAAATGTGTAGTCAAGGTCAGGCTTGAAGGTCTTGATGGCCTCCATCTGGCAGCCATTCAATCCAACGACCAGAACAGTCGGACGCTTCTTGACCGGTGGCTTACGGATCGTGAGCTTCTCAAGATGAGCATCTAGCCAACCTCTTTCAAGTATTGGCTGCGTTTGCTCAACCTTGGGCTCTGGCTGCTCAACCTGCTGCTTAGCTGCTATCATCTTGTCCATGATCCGGTCAGCAAGTGCATCGATGAACAGTTCAAAGACTTCGCCAAGTGTGTCAAGCTTGCGGACTGGCTCCGGCGTAGGCTCAGGCAGCGGTGCAGCAACCGGCTTTGGCTTGCTTGTCTTGGCGCGATGCTCTTCAGCCTTGGCACGAGCCGACTCGATCAAGGTCTTGTAGTTGAAGACGCGTTGGTCGGTGATCTTTGACCGCCGCTCGTACGGTATGACCTCCTCTTGTGCGTTAAGCAGCAAGCCTTTGCTGGTCATCATTGGCGTCACGTAGCAGATGTCGATCATGCAGTCGTGAAGCGCGCGCTTTTCTTCTTTTGTCCATACTATTCTCATGCTGTCTCCAATTTTCTAAAGTAACCATAGGGAAGGCCAAGGCAATAGCAAAGATATTCATCGTTGCCATTGGTTTTTTCAGCCTCGTGGAACCAACGGATCGCTGCCTCGCGATCATTAGCTCCCATCGTGATGAAAGACTTGACTTGCTCTTCGAAGCGAGCGACTGCGGCAGCTTCTGCCTGCTTGCGCTGCTGGTACTCTTCTTCGATGATCTTGCCAAGGCGATCAAACTCTGCATCAAAGGCAGCCAGTGTCCAGCTGCTTGTGTCAATACCGCGTGGACGGTGGCCATAGGCGTCCTTGTACATGTCCCAATAGGTGCACTGCGCTTGCTCCAAGGGAGACATGTCTTCCCAGCTTGTTAGTTCGGTCATGATTATCCTTTCAGGTAGAAGCCGTTGAGTTGGTCTGCGGAGT